AAACTATGTTGGTAAATCAGCTACTGATTTAAACAACATGACTGATAAAGANTTATATTTTTTATTAGTTGATAATCCAAAAGTTGCTGTTACTTTTGCAGCTGCAATTTATCTTAATAATATAAAAGCTAACAGAACAAATTTTAAGCAAATAGCAGATGAACTTGAAGAAGATTAATATTAACCAACGGATGCCGATGCCTAATAAAGATAACTTTGAAAAATTAACGATTAACGACACACGTCTTTCAAGCAGGGGATTATATAATCCATTTCTCAGAATGGGTGGGAAAGGTTCTAATGGTAGTGTATGGAAAGATATGGTAGGTGGATTTAAAAGACCAATAAAGAAGGATGTAAATTTAAAATTTCTAAAGAAACTTCTGGATAAGAAGATAGAAGAGAAAGGAAGTAAAAACTAATGGGTATGCCACCAGAAATGAAAGATGTTTATTTTCCAGGTTCTATCGGTTCAGAGGGAAATTCTTGGAAGGCAACGCAAGCAGAGAAAATGGATAGTTTGCATCCGCTCCTCCAGCCAATAGTTAAGAGAATAATATCTAAACTAAAAGAACGGAAATATGGGGGATGGCAGCCAGAACTGAACTATGGATACAGAACAATAGAAGAGCAGGCAGTTTTAAAGTCGATGAAACCCCCCTGGTCAACAATTGATTTTAGCTTTCACAATACTTTGAAAGATGGCAAACCTGCTGCTCAAGCTGCTGATATTACAGATGTGCGCATGAAGAGAAATGAAGGCGATTTTCACCTTACCCGGGTTGTTCCTGGTGGAAATGACGCGTTTTGGGAAGCTCTTGGTAGAGTTGCTAAACTTGTGTTTGGAGAAAGGATGAAAGTAGATCCAAAACTCTGGGGTGGTAACTGGACAAAATTCAAAGATTGGCCTCATGTTCAGCTCTTTAGCAATTCTCAACTGTCAAAATGGAGAAAAGATACTGAGGCACAATTAAGTTCTGAGGAAGCTGCAGACTTGGCGTCTAATTGCGAAACTGGTGAATGTGATATCCCCGATTATGATGGAGACACAAGCGAAATCATTATAAATTATGCTTTACTCAAAGATGAAGAATTTGAATATGAAGGCACAATAATGTTGTTTGATATGTATAGTGCAAATGAAATGTCTCTTGAGGATCTAGAGGGAGTTTCAATAGAACTTGGAGGACCAAGTGGAGAAGATTTTGATAATTTGATATGGGAATTTGAAGACATATTATATCAAATTGCTGAAACATAAGGAGATTTTAAATGAAAAAATCAGAATTAAAATTATTAATTAGAGAAATTGTAAGAGAAGAAGTTAAATTAGTACTTCGAAGCGAAATAAAGAAAATGAAATTGAAGCAAGAAAATAAAAGTGTTCCAGTAGTTCGTAACAAATCTAAATCGCTGCTTAAGAACAAAATGAAATATGTTAAAGATGCAACATTAAATAGTTTGTTAAATGAGACAGCTCAATCTGGAGAGTGGCGAACACTTGGTAAATACACATCTGAAGATGTAGAAACTATTGCGGCTAGAACAGACAATCAATCTAATCAAAATGATAATACAAATATTGAAACAAAAGATTATAGAGCTTTGATGAAGCGAGTTGATGAAAAAGCAGCCAACATAAGACGATAATGGCTATTAAAGACATAACACGCAAACCTTATATTGTTGATAGAGATAACAATGTTTTTATTGGCATTGATTATCCATTTCGCAAATCAGATGGAGCAGAAGGTTGGTTTACTTCTAACAGTACAACAATTGAGGCTGTTAAAAGTAATATAAGATTTCTATTAATGACTGAGAGAGGTGAAAGAATAATGCAACCAAATCTCGGTATAAATTTAAGAAAACATCTTTTTGAACAATTTACTGATGAAAAAAGAATCACCGTTCAGAATGAAATTCTTGATACATTCAATTATTGGTTACCATTTGTTAAGATTAAGAAGCTAGATATTGATATGAGCGAGACAGATCCAATTGGAAAAAATAAATTATCAATTTTTATCTTATTTAACATTGTACAAGATCCAAATACTACTGAAAGCATTCAAATGGTAATAGAAGGAGAATAAATATGCCGTCATATACAAGTAAAGATTTTAGAGAAACAAATGTAAATTATATTAATAAAGATTTCACAAGTCTTAAAAACAATCTCGTTGAGTATGCTAAAGTATATTTTCCAAGTACATATAGAGATTTTAATGAGACATCTCCAGGAATGATGCTAATAGAAATGGCTGCTTATGTTGGCGATGTGTTATCATTTTATATTGATCAACAATATAGGGAAATGCTCTTACCATTGGCTGAAGAGAGAAGAAACGTCAATAATATTGCTAAAACGTTAGGATATAAAGTTAAGCCAATTATACCAGCTTTTGTTAATTTAACATTTGAACAAAAAATTTCTGATACTGGTGATGGTAATAGTCCAGATTATACTGAATTAGTTACAGTTGGGAAAGGAACACAAGTTACATCTACGTCAGATTCAGAAATTATTTTTGAAACTCTAGACATTATTGATTTTACATCAAGCGGGTCTGCTGATCTCACAATTAGTCAAACAGGGTATAATGATCAAGGACTCACTAACGAGTGGACAGTAACAAGAAAAGTAAGGGCTGTTTCTGGTAAAACAAAAACAAGAGATTTTACAGTTGGTATACCAACAAAGTTTTTAGAATTAACATTAGCTGATACAGATGTTATTGAGATTATTAATATTAAAGATTTAAATGGTAATACTTGGTATGAAGTGGATTATTTAGCACAAGATGCAGTTCCTNTTGAGACACATTATACTAGAAATGAAAGAACAAGTGCATATGCGACAATTGAAACTCCAACTACTGAAACATTAGATTTACCAGTTCCTTATACTTTGGAATTTATTAGAACAAAGAAACGTTTTATTGTTGAAACAAACGATGATAATACGACTTCTATTATATTTGGAAATGGAATTTTAAGAAGTGGTCAAACTTTAGAATCTCTTTTCCAACAAGTTGAACAGGTTGGTATAACAATTCCAGGAGTAATGGAAGATTTAACAACATCAATTGATCCAACGTTGGGAGATGATTATGCAACGTTGGGCGAAACACCAGCACATACAACTCTTTCTGTAACATATAGAGTTGGAGGTGGATTATCAGCAAACGTAGCAACTGGAGATTTGACAACTCATAATTATATAGATACAAATTCAGATAATATAGCTGTAACAAATCAACAGCCAGCTACAGGAGGATCTGAAAAAGAGACAATTGATGAGACTAGACATCGTGCACATGCTTTTTTTAAAACACAAAATCGTTGTGTAACTAAACAAGATTATGAGGCTAGAGTTATGAATTTGCCAGCTAAGTTTGGAAGCGTTTCAAAAATACATGTTAATAGATCTAAACCAATAGCTGATCAAGAGGGATATATAGGATCAGAAGTGGGAACAATTGACATTTATACACTTTCATATAACAATGTCAAGAATCTAGTTACAACACCAGCAGATCCAACTGGAATTAATATAAAAAATTATTTAAATCAGTTTAGATTAATAACTGATGATGTTAATTTAAGACAAGGCTTTATTATTAATTTTGGTGTTCTATTTGATGTTTTTGCTCATAAAAATGCAAACAAACAGACTATTAAATTAAAATGTATTCAAAAAATTATTGATTATTTTAAAATTGATAATATGCAATTTAGACAACCAATTTACGTTAGTCAACTTGAATATGAATTGATGGGAATAGAAGGAGTAAGAGCTCTCAATTATGTGTGTATTACTCAAGACAATAATTGGCAAGAAAGTGGAACTGGTATTGGGGCATTTGTTCCACCATTATGGTATACAAAATGGAGTATGACAGCTGGTGAAGAGAGCGAGGGTGGCTGGGTAAATGATGGCGTTGAGGGTCAACTAGGATATGGATATAAATTTGATTTTCAGGCTGCTTATAGAGATGGAATAATTTTACCATCAAAAACTCCTGCAGTGTTTGAATTAAAGAATCC